GCAACTGCATTGGATTTATAGCCCTTACCTCCACGCGGCGCACCTCTTCTTTTTCTTTGTTCATACCACCGCGACAAACCAGCCATAACACGACTTTGATCACGCGCACCAGCTTGCATCATAGCACTGGTTATGTCCATCCAACGTTCTGCGTCGGCTGTTTGTGTTATAACATCGCGACCCGAACTGTGTGCGTGAGCGTCTTCTTCCATTGCGGCACGAACTGCTGATGTGGTTTTAGTATCTGCCATTACCTTCTTCCGGTCTGTTGTTGTAATCTAATTCGTTCATTTTCTTCCTTCAAATAACTGTGCAACATAGTTACATAAACCTGTCTTTCCCACGCAATCATATTTTCTAGATCATTTAGAGTATATTTGTGATGTTGCATCATAGAAAAATTCGTCTTCATGAATCCTTCTAGGCTATCATAGCCCAAGATTAGATAAAAAAACTTATCAGTCCCTCCACATTAAGCATATGCTCATATCCGCATTTTTTACATGTTACCTTATCAGTTAATACTACCTTCGGTCCTGTTGTAAAAAACTCTTGAATTAACGTCATGTGTTCTATCGTTAGATTACTCATAAATTCTACTAATTCTTCGGGACGAGATGTTTCTGGTTTATATACAACCTCTTTATCGAAAATACATTCGGTGTTATCCATAATCATCTTCAAAACTCTATCATAAGCATCTTCATTTTCTAAAAGTGGTGTTCCAGATTCTAGTGTTGGATACTTTAGTATGATTCCTACAGTATCGGTGATCATTATCTTATTACTATGTCCTTCTGGTATCTCAAGAGTAACCTTACTTAAATCCACTGTATAATCCGTATTTTCATTACATGGTTCACCATTAACTTCATTGTAACAAGTGTAGACCAGCTTGACAGATTCACCTACAGATTTTGCACGAATCTTCACAAAAATCATTTCAATATCGAACAATGGCAACTTATCTACGTCTAGTGGCTCACAAGCACAATTTTGAATAATCTGAATGATTGCTAGTCTGATTTCATCTGGGTCTTTTGACTCTTTAGCAATTAGTAAAAGCTTTTCTTCTTTAACAAGAAATGGTCGAAATTTAACATCGCGGTTAAGCGAATGAACACGAATCAAAGAAAGCGGATATTCAATTTTTGGTAATGTCATATTAAAATTTCCTCAGTGGTAATTTATTATCTAAAAAATTCATTAGGTATTGTATTTGGATCTATTCCAAATGGTAAGTCAGTTCCGACTGGTGGAGTTCCAACTAAAGCGTGTTGTTTGAACTGTTCATATACTTGTTTTAGTATATTCTCTTCTCTACTCCAGACCCTGTAGCTGAATGTAACGCTTAAACGATGAATTTGATCGTCGCCCCAATTTACAGGCTGTGCGGATAATGCGACTGGAAAGGCTTCTTCGAACGTAAATCTAGCGATTGGAATTCCGGTATCATGAAATTGGATAACTTGAATAGTACCGATATATTCGTCGCGATATTTGGCTTCGGCTCCCGATGTTTTGTGATTGTCGATGGTGAAGAAGTTAACAGAAGTTTCTCGTAAACTAGATTTAGGTAAAATAAAGTCCATCCAATCATCAAAAAACTTGCGCTCCCACATATCGCCTGCGCAAATGAATGATAATGTTAAAGGTTCATAAACAGGAGTTGCTGCCATTTGTAGAGGCGCACCAAAAATTTTCTGTTCTACTGTGTTAATCTGATAGCCCGGAAGAACAGCCGACTCACATTGTAATGATAAACCAGCCGTATTAATTCCCTTGCCGATTTTTTCACTACCTAAAATTGAATTTGCTCCGCCAATCAACCCACCAAATAAACCACCCGATTGTAATCCGGCTGGCTGATAGATGAGAGCTAAGAATTTTGCAGCTTTCGCGAAATCCGCATGGAGTGCCATATTAGCTAAAAATGCATCTGGAAACACTGGGTATATTCCTTAATTGTAGTGGAAACGTTCGAATGGTAATAGAACTGCCAAGTCCCACTGATCAGGTTCAATGTAGATCAGGGGCGATTCCAGTTGAGTTATTAGATATCTTTTGATACAGGGGCGCATGATTTCATATCGTTTGATGCCGTTTAAGACCGAATAAGATAACTTAAAACGAGTCGAATCGTCATATTTATGATTAGTTAAGAAATCGTGCAGAAGTTCTAGGAGTGCCAATCGCGCACCGGGATCTAGATAATGTAAATTCAATCCAAGCCACCCATCGCTGTAGATTTCTATAGGTAAAACAATAGGGTACTGATCCCAAATCTTTAGAGTTTCTTCACCGAGTGGACGGTAATGGTACGCATAAAGTCTTCCTATGAGTGCATGTGCAGTTGCCTTGCGCGGGTCGTTTAGGATGTTTGATCTATTAGACGGTATACGGAGTGCAGAAATAACGCCACCATACCATAGTCTAGCGGCTTTAGTTCGTGGAGCAACACCAGCCGTTTTCATAGCCCTTCTCACTGAATCCCAAATTGTTCCTTGTACTGGCATGTATGCTACTTTAAACCTCGATTATACCTATATATGAGTATAGGTCGCGGAATTTAGCGTTCCCACCTACTCTAGTAACTGTATAGGAGTACCAGCACTCATGTCTATTTATACCGGAATTCAAAAGCCTGTTTGGACGCACGAAATGCGTTCCGCACGTTCTGCTAGAGGCTGGTCGCCAGAACGTAGAGCAATACAATCTGCTAAATGGTCAAACCGAAGTCTAAACCCCACAGTGGGTCGCCCAAAGGGAACTAAAAACAAGAATCCGTACCCCATGACTGAGGCAGTCCTAAATAGATTAATAAAACAACTAGATTATCCAGATTGGACTGGTAAATCTCATAGCGATGAGACTAAACGTAAAATGTCTCTGACTCGTCATAGAATGATGGATGAAGGACTAAAAATAGTGGGTTCATATAAAGGTCACTACCGTTGCAATCATCCCGAAAAATATAGGGGTGATCCAACCGGTATAATTTATCGCTCTGGAATCGAATTGCGAGTGATGCAGCACCTAGATTCTAATCCCGGTGTAATAAGCTGGCAATCAGAGGAATTTTGTATACCTTATTTTGATCCATCAACCAATCGTCAAAGAAGGTACTTTCCTGACTTTTTGGTAGTGACTAAAACATCAACAGGTACATTGACTCAGATCATAGAAGTAAAACCAGCCCATCAATGTGTGCCACCAAAGGTGCCAGCCAAGAGAACCAAACGCTTCATTAATGAGGCTTTAACTTTCGGGACTAATAGCGCAAAATTCGCCGCCGCAGAAGAGTATTGTCGAGACAGGGGCTGGAAGTTCAAGATCATCACAGACAAAGACATACAATCTTGGTAGTCAAATGGAAATGCATAGTCTGCCACCAGATTCTTGACACAGAACTTGGTATCATCGAACACGTATTTGCGCATCAAAGCGTCTGGTTCCCGCCCTGTGACCATCCCAAAGACATGCAAGAATATCGAGCGCGGTTTGACTCGCTTGGATTCAATCTAATTGAAGAAATTAGAGAATAAAAAAAGGAGCCGGATTTTACTCCGGCTCCTTTGCGCGTCGATAGCGATTCTATTTCAAATCACTACCTAACCCCGCCTACTCCTGCGCTAACTTATCAAAGTAACTCAGGTCGTCTTCTTCACCCAACACCGCAGTCTCAGCCGTTGTCTTTGCTTTCGCTGACTTTGGCTCTTCCCATGGTGCTGTTTCATCGTCAATCGGTTTGGCAACTCGCGCTGCGCCAACTGATCCAAGTGCGCGATTTAGGCGCGATGCCAGTTCGTCATAAGACTTGAACTGATTCGGTGCTACGAATTCCTTGAGGGAATTTGCGCTCTTCCAAACCTTTTCAATGGCTTTGTCGTCACCTTCAAGCAACGGAGCCGCTGCATCGAATTCAGACTTGTCGTAGTTGCGGAAACCCTCAACCTGACGAATCTTGATCTTGAGATTTGCACCCTTCCAGAAATCGAAAGGATTCATGGCTGTTTCATCTTCGAACTGTGGGGTCAGCTTTTCGTTGACCTTATCGAAAATCTTCTTACCGAACTTCCACAAGAACACCTTACCCTCATTATCAGGACGCTTGGCATCCGAAACAACTTGGATGTTCGCGATGTAAGTAAGCCTGCGCTTCTGCTTACGCACGATTTCCTTGTTGGATTCTATGCCAGAATTCCAAAGCTTGGTATTGTGTTCACATGCTGGACATTTACCTTGAACTGTCGTCGGACAGTTTTCAATGTACCAGCCACCCGGACCCTGAAAGCCATGATTGAAGATTTGAACCCATGGAAGGGCATCTTCACCGTCTACGGCTGGGGAGTCTAGGAAACGAACTACTGCGTAGCCATTTCCTGCTTTGTCGGTTTCTGGTTGCCAGAAACGCGCATCGTCTTTCGCATAACTCTGTTTGCTACTATCGGCAATTGCCTTAGTGAGCTTTTCCAGAGAAGAGCTATTCTTTTTGAGATTTTTAAAGTCTACCATTTGTATATCCTTTGTATGGTTGTATTAAAAGTATGTCGTCGTATCCACATTAGACATTCTGTATGCTTCATTATATATCATTTTGGCTGTGGGGTCAAGTGCTTTTGCGCTATCTTCTTGAATATCGGCAAATCTAGGTGTAAGAACGGTGCGTATTTCTTAAGCGTATTAGAAACACCCATATAATAGAAATCATCACCATAAACTTTATCCCACTTAGCTATACAGCCAGTAAGGGCGTTTAGAATGACTACCGTTTCTGTGGTAATATCACTCTGATTCATCATGGTAAAGACGCGAGGATATCCTTTATCTTTGTTCGCAGAAAGCATATCGTCAATACTGCCTTCACTAAGAATTTTCTGTATATCCTGATCAAAAGAGTAGGTGAGCGATTCATATGTTTGCTTCCATTTTAGATAGGTGTCGTAAGCTGCTGGTTCGACCAATTCCCGTGTCCACGTTTTCTGTTTGAGCAGAAAGTTGGATACCAGAAACGGCACCATTTCATCGTCTTTGATTTTGCGTGAAATTTTATGAAATAGGTATTTGTCTTTGCGTCGTTCGAATGCGGCGACGGTGGTGCTGGTCTTGCCGTTGTATTTGAAGTAGTCATAAGTCTTGGAATCAAAATGTAATTTTACAGCTTGATAGTGGCAATAGACTTCATACCCGTTCATAAAACAATTTTAACGACCATGATACTGCCACAGAATTGCATTACAATAAGCATGAACCGCACCTTCGGTTAAGCCGGTATCATGATTGTGTTGTAAATGAACGGGGTGTTTCAAGAAATTTCTTGGAAATATATCCCAATTTATCGGCATAGTTGTGATATGATTCGGTGGTTTTTCAGAGAGACTTGTATTACAAAACATACAAAGATCATTCTGTTCTTTAATATAAGCTTCTCGCACCAATCTTCGTTGAGTAGAAGACAATAGGATATAATTACTTGGTTTCATATATTTTTGTGGCTTCTGCTGATTCTTTTTTGACATATGAAATCTTGTCCATAATGATCTGCCACCCATGCTTTACTTTGAACTTTTGGATTTGCGCTATTAATGCTGCACTTATCTCCACCAGTACAACCCAATCCATCGTGGGGGCAACCGCGAACACTAATACCATGAGGACGACACATTGCTGATATATCAAAATATTTCATAATGGTAACTTTGACGATTTCTCTATGTAATTCAAATCCATAGCTTCGTCGTGTAACTTAGCCTTCAATAAATCGTTCACTAGAGTCGCCGCCACTTCCATTTCTAGACCAATCTCTTCGCAATAGGTCACGATTGCATCTAGACAATCAGTGTTACAATCATCTGCGCGAGTCATGATCATGATTGAAAAATTGTTTTTTTCGTCGCGCGTAGGCACTACTTTTCTTCTTTATGCTTCAATAATAATGAACACAAATAATATAAATGATCATCGGTAAAATTAACTCTTATTTTTATAATAATCACGAATTTGACCTAAGAAAATATATTGTTCAGTTGTCTCGATACCTTTACAAAATGTGCTTTTCTGTGTAAATTCTCAATACTTTCACATCCCAAATAAGTGCAGGCTGATCGAATACCACCAAGTAATGTCTTGACGGTATCATTGATAGTGCCGCGATACGGAACAATTACGAATTTGCCTTCGGACGCACGATAATCGGCTATACCACCATTATGCTTGTCTTGTGCTTCTTTGGATGCCATGCCATAGAATGGCACTGGTTCACCGGCTAATAGATTATCAGTCAAGCCTTCTTTGTGTCCAGCGAATAATCCACCAATCATGACATACTTCGCGCCAGCCGCGAAAGCTTTCACCGCATCGCCGGGACAAGTAATGCCACCGTCAGCGACGATTGAGCCGCCAGCCGATTCAGCCGCAGCAGCGCATTCCATCACAGCCGAAAATTGTGGATAACCCACGCCGGTTATTGCGCGAGTAGTGCATACAGAGCCAGAGCCAATACCAACTTTGACGATATCAGCCCCACATTCAATTAGTGTTTCAACGCGATCTGGTGTGACTACACTGCCTACCATCAAAACGATATCAGGGAACGCATCACGGATTTTCCCAATATAGTTTTCCATATGATGCGAATATCCATTAGCCACATCAACACATACTGCTATGGGGTTTGGACTATCGGATTCAACACGGGCTGCAAATTCTGCAAACTTGGCATAGTCAGCATCGCTTGTTCCCATAGTATAAATTGCATAAGCCGATTCTTCCAGAGTGAAAAAATCGACCAATTCTTCTAGACTGTAATGCTTGATTAGAGCCGTCATGATTTTGTATTTGCCCAAAGCCTTTGCCATTTCAAAGGTGCCGACACCATCCATATTGGCTGCTATAATTGGAATTACTTTGGTGTCGAAATGATCGACTTCTAGATCAATTTGCGCTCTGGTAGTCAAAGCCGATTCTTTCGGCACCAACAGAACATCTGAATAATCTAACTTAACTTCATTATCAACGAACATATTTTATACCTTCAATTTCAACTCTTGGTGCGATAGAACAAATGATTGCCTATTTTAGCTACTCGTTCCATATACTTTGCCCATTTTGGCTTTACATAGACAGCATGATAATTACACACAGACTCATCTATTATATCTGATTCTAGTCGATTTAGCAAGACTTTTTCAGCAATTTGCCACGATTCAATATAGATAGCATGATTATATGGAACATCCGATTTACCATCTAATGTCCACGAAAATTGGGCTACCTTTTTGCCGGTTTTGTTGCTTTTGGTAACTTGCCAAACTACTCCACAGTAAGTTTTGGGATAGTTTGGATGTTGCACTCGATTTTTAGTGACTTGAGCAACCGCAATCTTGCCTTCTTCTGGTTCATGACCGGCTTCAAAATAGATATTCTTAGCCAAGCATTCTACTTCGGCTATAGGTGTGATTACTGGTACGGATTGAACCTCAAGTTTTCTCACGTTAAACCAAACATCGTCGGCTAACAACACACTACTGAATACAAAAAAGACACTCACCAGTAAGGTGCGGTTTATAAATTT